AAAAATTAGGCTTTGGCAGTAAGCTCTGTAAGAAGTACCCCCTGAAGATTTGGGGTTAAATAAAAAAAGGGAGCGGCCCTAAAGCTGCTCCCCTTTTGTTATTAGTTGGTGGAGGTGGGGGGAATCGAACCCCCGTCCTGCAACTTCCACATGTGGTTTTAGTTGCAGTCTTACCAGTCACCCCCCTAAAGCGGGCGACATTTCTGTCGCCCGCATAAGCGATTACTATTTACATCTATGGATGGTTTTTATCGTAATCGCTTATAGATATTGCTATGCCACGTAGTGAAACGGCTACATCTGAAAGATTTTCAGATAACTCTGTATCTCTTCCAGATATTATTAGCTGGCTGCTAGAGATGTCATCTTTGATGACATCTCTAATGGAGCCGATAGTGGCTAGCAATGCGTAGATCTCTGCCCTTTTATGCAGTTGATCTACGCTAAAAGGCATTGTTCCATCTGACTGAACATCTGCTAAAACCTTAGCATCGTTCAAAGATGTAACTGCCTTTTCATAGTCTAAGCCCGGCAATATGTTCGGTCTGTTTTCATCAGACATAAGTTCCTCTTGAGAGTTAATGCGGGCGACATTGCTGCCGCCCGCCTGAACTAAGCTGGTTTCTTGTGCTGGATTACTCCAACACTGAAACCAGACTCGCGAAAACGCTTCGCAAGCTTTTCACGCTGTTCACGGTCTTTAGCGTCCAGCTCAGCGTTCCTGATGTTAAGATATTTCAAAACATCAAAGGACTGAGATGGACTAAGACCGTCACCAGTAAGTGCAGCAGCTTTAGGCATACGCTTTTACCTCAAGCGGGCAAGGCAACGGATGCTTTTTGTAATGCATCCCATGTGTTGCCTGCCCGCACTAAGCTGGGCAAACTAGGAAGTTAATCCTATTTTGCTCAGCAAGTTTGGAGACTTCGGAGCTTCAGCAGGTTTAGCTTCCTGTTGGGCCTCAAGCCCGGCAGTAAGCATGTGAACCTGCTTTGCTAGCAGTTCAAGCTGCTGCTTTAGAGACTGGTTTTCAGACTCTAATGCAGATGTATCAGCTTGAACAACTGGAGGAGTCTCCAGTTGAGGTACTGGCGGCGTAACCTGCGCTGCTGGTGGTGCTACAGTCCCCTGTGCATAAGCACTGGGGTGCACAACCAAATTGCCTTTAGAGGCAGTTTGTGTGTGCCTGCCGCACCACGGTTGCGCATAAGCTGGCGCGTCGCATCTGTAACCATCTGCGGCTTTGGAAGCTATACACTTTCCATTAGCCACGATGGGAATACCTTTGTAACTGGTAATGCCAGTTACTGGATTCCCTGAGCCAACCGGACTTGAATTCCCATTCAAGTTCGTAGCTGGCTCTGTTGGTGCTGTAGCACCAACAAATGCTGGCGGCTGGAAAGTGGCTACAACAGGCTGTTGAGCAGGTTGCATAGCTTTGATCTCAGATTGGATCTTAGATCTAAAAGCTGTGTACTTGTCTGCTGTCGCAGAGAACCACTCGCCGTGCTGATTGGCTTGAACATCGTTGCCTTGGGCTCGATGCCAAGCGTCAATCCCCGGCACAGCCCATCTACGTGGGCTGCGGATGTGGTTCTGCAAGTGCTCAAGCTGTTGAGCGCCCATCCCACAGAGGCAGACATAGCGCATTGCGCTTGCCGTGAATTCCGGATTGCCTATATTCAATTCTTAGCATATCTTTCTACTTGTGGCTCACGAACATCGCAAGCAACTTAAATTTTCCAGAGCAGGGCGAAAGAAATTCAGGGCGCAAGTATTCTGCGAATCCGGTTTATCCGGCCTGACTTGCGCCGGGGAGTTCCGCCCTGCTAAATTTGTGTTGCGGAGCAGAGTGTGAGCCACGTAGAAACAGGCTAAGAAGAATATGGGGAGTTCACTGCTATGTGCAATGTCTGCCATGCTAAGCAGTTGGGTAGTTGCATTGCTGAAGCACTGCAACGCTGCTTAGCTTGTGGGATAGCAGAGTCAAGCAGCAGATCAGCAGGCTGAGAAACTGACTGCTGACCAGCTTAAGCTTGACCCAGCGGTAAGAAGTACGGGGTATTTTTTTGTGAGTAACACAAAAAAAAGGGCAGGATGGCGTTAGCCATCCTGCCCTAAGTAGATCAACCCTGCTTAGCTGTAGCAGTTGAGAGTTCGTAGTTGACCCTATCGACGCCGTAAACGCTACCGTAAGGATCATTTGGAAGTGTTTCCTTGAGGGTAAACTCTTCTTTCATGATGCGTTTACGGCTAGGCCCAGTCTGACGAGTAACTGTCCTTGATTTTGCGTAAGTGTAGTTACTCCACTCATCCTCTTCACCCGGCGGAAAATCAAGGTAGAGATCGTCCCAGTCCCTGACGTAATCGCCTCCAGCGGATTCATTTGCTTGAAGACTGTCATCATCTTCAAGCATCATCGAGGATCTCTTGATCTCGATGGGATGAATCCAGCTACAGTCTTCTTCGTCATGATTCACACATTCATGCTCATGACTGTGCTCAACTGGGACGATGCTCTTATCGCAGGTGTCTTCAGAGCAGAGTCTGAATTCACCCGGATACTCGCGTACTAAAATATCGAATCTGGTCTTTACAGGTAAAGATCGGATTCGTGCAGAAGCTTTTTTAGAAGCATCTGCTGCTATTTTAGTGCTATCAGTTTGATAAGCCTTAGCCTCTCGGAGCGCCTCTTGGCGTTCTGAGAACTCGTATAGGAAACTGTTGTCCATGACTCTGCTCTTTCTTAATGTTTTTGCTGATGCGAAAACACACCAGTGCCTACCCAATAATCTAGCCTTGTCAGTTCTTGGTCACGCAATTTATGCATCCTTAGAAATAATCAATTTATTTTATTATTTCTACCGCAGAGCTAAATTGCTGGTGACTTTGACGTTTCATCTTTTTCATTTTATGAAACGTCTAATGAACTGATGCAAGTTAGGCAATAAGCCTAACGTCAGCACCTAGATTACGGTATCGGCGCTGTGTGTGTGGTAGTAGTGTAGAGCGATTGGGGTGCGACCATGTTTCCTGTTTCGTTTCATGCTGGTTTATGTCTTTTCCTCTGCGTTTAGCAGATAAAAAGGCCAGCATTAAACTCAACCTGAAACATCCCCAATCGTGGCCAATACGGAAAACGACAGACCTCCCCTGTCGTTTCGTTTGTAGGGAGGAAAACCTACAAACGTCACCCCCGCCTGTCTAAAGGCGTTGCTGCCCTGAAAGCAGGCTAGCCCACCACTCTGCACTAGCCTGCTTGTTGCTTTGGCTCAATGCCTAAAGCAACGCAAGAGGGGATTACTATAGTAACTGTGATCTTGGGGCGTGATGATTGCTTGTCCAATAAGGAATCATCTCGATAGGTGTAGGTCGGGGAGAACAGCGGGCGACCTAAGGGTGTCCGATCACCCTCTCGTCACATTACCCTCTCAGTAGTTATACACACAATAGTCCCCGCTTGGGAGAGAAAGGGAGGGAGAGGAAAGGGGGGACTATAGGGGGGATAGGTGAGAGAGGGTAAGAGAGGGTGCTCTTGTGTTAAGAGCAGTCCTATCTATCTATCATTACCTTACTTAATTGAGAGGACTGTATATTACTTAGAAAAGCTTTAACTTAGCAAGTAACCACTTTGTGCGCACGCGAGGCTTATCGGTATTACACAGGCTATGCCACGTAATACCTCAGCGCACGGATACAGTCGTAGGGTTGCAGAGCCTCCGCATCCTTAAGATGCTAGGACTCTGCGGGGGTACGAAGTACGGGGGTACTTCTTACCCTTAACGAGTGCTGAATAGAGATATACACCCTCGCAAATTATTTGTAATTCTGTATCCTTTTGTGATGGACAAGAAAGTAGCTGAAGTAATTTGGAAGGCCCTTGAGGACTCTGATCCGGGCAGTGGTGAAGGTTATAAGATGCCGGGGCCCAGTCATGAGGGGTTTTTGTTTGATGGGACTCCTACGACTCTTGTGAGTGGTGGTGAGCGTGGTGCGAAGAGTCATACGGGGGCGATGAAATGTATGTTGATAACGCTGGATTTCATTGCACGTCATCCTTTGCAGGCAAGTAAGGGTGTTTCGTGGCTGGTGGGGGACTCATACGAGTTAACTCGGAGCGAATTTGATTATTTATCGGAGTGGTTTCAGACGATTGTTCCGGGTACAAAGGTCAGTACACGGGTAGATCCGGGTCAGATAGAGGTTCCGGTGCGTCATGACGACCATCCGGGGTTAAGAGGGGTGTTTACGATAAAGACAAAGTCTGCGGCAGACCCTATGAGTCTCAGGGCGGAGGCTCCAATATGGATTTATGGCTGTGAGGCTGCCCTGTTGACGCAGGATGTCTATTTCAGGCTGCTTGGAAGGGCCGGGCAGTCGAGAAGCATGTATAAAGACTTTGGGCAATTCATCCTGACGGGGACTTTTGAGAACAGTCTTGGCTGGTATCCAACTTTATGGACTAAATGGCAGTCAGGTGCGGCTCAGGTTGTTGACAGGGCGCGGAGTTTTAGCTTTCCCAGCCATGAAAACCGCTTTGCGTGGCCCGGAGGGGAGAAGAACGAGACTTTAATGCATCTCAAGAACATGCTTCCTGAAGATGTATACAAGGAACGCCATCTGGCTATCCCCGCGCCGCCATCAGGCCGTGTGTTTGGGAACTTTGACAGCACTGTTCATGTCCAGAAGTGCTCTTATGACCCCGATTTGCCTGTTTATCTTGGAATTGACCCCGGTTATTCGGGCAGAAGCTCTACTTATGCGGTTGAGGCGATGCAGAAAGTAGCAGATCAGTGGGTAGTCTTTGACGAAATAGCGATAAATAAGATTTCCGACCCCGGATTTACCGTAAAAGACATCTGCTACCTTGCGCAACAGCGCTATTGGTGGAAAAATGCAGACAAAGTAGGGGTTATTGATATTGCGGGCGCAGCACACGCTGGCGCGCAGGAGTCAAACGAGGAGGTTTGGCTCAGGGAAACAGGACTGGTACTCAGACACCAGAGAGTTAACCTGCTTCCGGGTCTGGACAGGATGAAAACCAGCCTTCAGGTCAACCCGATCCACAAGGAACCGGGAATAATCTTTGATCCATCGTGTAAATTAGTAATCTCAGAGCTTGGAGGGGCGGTAAACCCCTTTGATAACCAAGTTCACGTATATTCTTATAAGACAGACAGGCAGGGAAATGTAACTGATTCACGCCCAAGGGATGACTATTGTGACGGAATCAAGGCAATAATCTACCTGTTAGTTGACCAGATGGGATATGCTACCGGGCGTGGGCTCAGGAAACGTATAAGAGTAAAACGGCGTTCAATACGTCATGAAACTGTTGTTGTATGACCACTCAAGAATTTAGCCCGGAAGAACAAGAGCAAGCCCAGCTTCAAGCCCAAAGGGAAGAAGAAGAGGCTGGAAGACGTATATTCGACCAGATAGAGCGGGAATTTGAAGATAACCGCGCCGTTATGGATCGGATGGAAGACGACTACGATCTCTATACGTTGAAGCGATGGAACCCTGACATAGAGGATTCAATATCCCCTGAAGATGCTTATACCACCAACGCTCCCAGAGTAATGGCTGAGAAGATAATCTCGTTTATTAACAGCACAGAAGTGGTAATACGGGTTCCGAATGATGACGCGACCAAGGAGCAGGAGTATGTAAACGATGCTCTGGAGCAGCTTTCAATCGGTATGCTTGCAAACTCTGACAGAAGGCTAAGGCGCAGGCATGAGCCAACAATCAAGGAGCAGCTTTCTTGGTTTACCGTAGTCCGTGGCAGGTATGCAGCAGCAAGGGCATTGCTCAGGAAAAGAGAAAACGGGGAAACATATGAAGACATCCTCCCCTTAGACCCCCTGCATCTGGTGGTAGGTATGGGGCCAGAAGAGCCAGAATGGGCAGCCTATAGAACCTACATGACAAGACGGGAGATCAGGCTTCGGTATCCGGGGTTTGAATTTGCAACCCGTGACCTGCAAGGGGCAGACGAAACCCAGTCTGAGGCAGCCTACGAGTACTACCTGAAATCAGAAAACCCCCTGTATAACCCCCAGTCACAGAATCCATTTGAGCGGCATCCCTTTATTTACTTCTCAGGAATGATTATCGACCAGCGTTGGGCAAGGCCAATGCATCCTGTCTTTACCCTGAATTTCCCCATTATTGCTATTCCTGTTACCGCACACCCAATGGTTGCAGGAACAACTGGCGATAACGATATGTGCCAGCATGTAGGGGAATCTGTATTTGCAGAGAACAGGCAGCTTTATGAAAAGCACAACAGGCTTATCTCTTACGGTATAGACATGGCTGCCAAGGCCAGCAACCCCAGACAGAAGATATTTTCTATTGACGGTGAGGCTGCCCTTGAAGATGGATCTACAGAAAAGGGAGCAGAGGTTCCTCTTTCTACTGCAAACCAAGAAGACATCCAGCCTTTCTTAGAGCCTGATGCTACTAATGCCTATGGTGCTGCCCTGAATATAATCAATCAGGAATCAGTAGCTGGTGGCTTACCACCCCAGTCTTTCGGATTACTTGATAAACCACTGTCTTCTGTTGCATTAAGGCAGCTTGGAAACAACCTAGAACACAGGGTTCAACCCAGAATGGAAGCAGTAAGACGCTGCATTGAAGGCTGTCTGGAAGTAATGCTGGGGCAGTATGAGACTGGTGCATTTTCCCCGATCACTGTTTCAGGTAGAAGGTTTGACAATCACAGGTTTTCTAATAAACAGATTTCCCCACTCGACGTTTACGGGCATGATGCAATAGAAGTAGAGATGGCTCTGGCACTTCCTGAAGATGAAACTGTCAGGTGGTCGATTGCGCAGATGGCAATGACCCCGACACCAAGCGGCGAACCCCTAGCATCTCTTGAATGGACTAGGGAACATATCCTGAAAATGCAGAGCCACAAGACTCTTGCAGACCAGAACAAGACAATGCTTGCATATCAGAATACCCCAATCGCAGCATTGCTTGATTCCTTAAGGGCAGCACAGGAAGACG